CTAATATGGCTGCGGCTGCGATGGAAATTTCTGGGGATGCTTCAGGAACAAAGTCTATGTCTATTGATTATATTATGGTTGCACAAGATCGTGGTGTATCTTACGCAGATTCTTAGGAGTGGATGAATGGTAAAAACAACTAAGAAAACCGAAACTAAAAAAACTAAAACATTAAAACTTCCTCCTTGGAGTGCAGAATATAAAGCTGCAATTTTAAGCGGAAAAATTAAGGAGAAATAAATGGCAGGATCTGATGTAGAATCAAGTTTTATTGAAGCTGCTGCTGCTGACACCGATGGAGTTTGTGCAAGTCAAACTCCTGGGTCAGCCACCAATATGACTATAAATGGTGCGTTAGCAGATAGTGGTTCCGTAACTTTTGATCAACCAAGAAACCTTACTATAGCTTCAGCTGGAGACGATAGTGGTAAAACTTTTACCGTTACAGGAACAGATGAAACAGGCACAGCACAAACTGAAGTGATAACGGGAGCAGATACAGGTACTGCAACTGGTTCTAGTTTTTTTGCGACTGTAACACAAATAGCAACGAGTGCTGCAACAGCAGGAGCAGTTACTGTTGGCTCTGGTACTTCTATAGCAGCGGTTATGTTTAGAGGCAGAATGCGTTTAAAAGGTCTTTATGTTGTGAATGGTGCTGCTGCGAAAACTATAAATTTTAGACAGACATCTGGTACAGGAACTATTAGAATGAAATTTGCTACCACAGCTGGAGTATCAACTAATTCTTACCCTGATATTCCTGGTGAGGGTATCTTGTTTGAATCTGGTGGTTATATTACTTTTACTCAGGCTGATTTTACTGCAATGACTGTATTTTTTGCATAGAGGTTTTAAATGGCCACAACTAAGAATGTAAAAAGAACTCCAAGTGGGAAAATTGTTTACAGAGGAGAAACTTTTTCTGGTTTCAATAAACCTAAGAGAATCTTCTCCATAATGTGAACCTATCTCTATTATTATTGGATTATCTTTTCCAATCACATATTTAAAGTTTTCAAACTTTTGTTGATATTTTTTCATTATACTTTTCATTATTAATTCCTGTATTTGTTTTTTATATTAATCATTGGAAAAACTTTAATAAGTTCATCTATACCCTGTTCTACACCTAAGGTACACTCATAACCAACATTCTTTATTTTATCATATGATACAACATAATCTCTTTTATCAGCATCACCATCAAAATCTGCATAGTGGACAAAACAATCTGTTTTTTTCTTTATCATCTCACATACATCTTTTTTAGAATAATTCATACTCCAGTCACCAACATTAAATACTTCATTTTTCATTCTGTCTTGATTGTCAATTGCAAATAAAAATGATTTAGCTATATCTCTTATATGAATGAATGTTCTCATAAAATGAGATTCATAGACAGCTATATATTTTTGAGTAAAAGCTGTATAAGACAAATCATTAATTAACAAATCCAATCTTAATCTTGGACTGACACCAAATGCTGTAGCGAATCTATAAGCAATATGATTATTATATTTTAGAACCTCTTCCTCACCCAATGTTTTAGTTTCAGCGTATATACTTAATGGGTTTAATGGTGTTTCTTCAGTACAAACTCCTTGAACTGAACCATAGTTAGAACCTGTAGAACCATACAATAGTAGTTGAGAACCATCTAATCCTGATATCACATTTTTAGTTCCAATGTGATTTATCTTATGTGACATTTCCTCATCTCTTC